AAAAAGGATGGAGACCAAGATGACACCAGTTCAAGCACTAGCACAAGCAGCAGCACTAGCATACGACGGCGGCACAGATTCCAACGGAGAGCCACTAAAGATTGGCCTTCGCCGTGAAGAAGGCCACCCCGTAAAAGACAGCCGGCAAATGGACGGGTTCAACGTTCGCATCGCCGGGAACATTCTTACAATCACGTACCAAACAGATATTAAACTTAAAGAAGTTTATGGTGGTGATTTTGAAGCAGAGATGGAAAAAACAATGGCAGACATTGCCAAATATCTAACTCGCAGAGCAGCCCAAATACTTGGGAAGCGTGTTACACTTACCGCCGACGGTGAAGTAGATGTTTTAGTCCAATCAACTTCAAATGTTCGTGTATTCGCAACAGCAAACAAGCAATACAAGATTGGTGGAATGAAAGGTGTAGACCAAAACCCACCAGTCCCAGCACAAGATAAGTTAATGGAGACTTATCGACGCTTTGCCAAGGCAGGTAAAGGCCTGTAAGTAGTGTGCTTAGCAAAGAACAAGTCATAAAAGAGATTGTTAGGTGCGGAAAAGATCCCGACTACTTTATCGAGAACTACGTTCGCATCTCTCACCCTGAAAAAGGACCCATTCCTTTTAGGACTTACCCCTTTCAAAAAGATCTCCTTCAAGATTATAACGCTTATCGCTTTAATATTATTTTGAAAGGACGCCAACTTGGCATTTCAACAGTTACAGCAGCCTACGCTGCGTGGCTTATTCTTTTTAGAAAAGAAAAAAATATATTAGTTATTGCAACCAAACTTTCAACAGCCGGAAACCTGGTAAAGAAAGTTAAGTTTATGATAAAAAGCCTTCCACCTTGGTTGCAAATAGCAGATATTTCAATAGACAACAGAAACTCTTTTGAGTTATCAAACGGATCGCAGATCAAGGCTTCTTCAACTTCGGGAGATGCTGGTCGCTCCGAAGCCCTTTCTCTTCTTATTGTTGATGAGGCTGCCCACGTTGACGGCCTAGATGAACTTTGGAAGGGNTTGTATCCCACCCTGTCAACTGGTGGGCGGTGCATTGCGCTTTCTACACCTAACGGCATTGGCAACTGGTTTTATCGTATGTATTCTGACGCAGAAGCAGAGTTAAACGATTTCCACACAACAATGCTGCCTTGGGACGTCCACCCCGATCGAGATCAAGAGTGGTTTGAGAAAGAAACAAGAAACATGACAAAGAAAGAAATCGCTCAGGAACTTGAGTGCTCTTTCTTATCTTCAGGTGAGACAGTTATTGATGCTGAATACCTGGAATGGGTCTTTTCAAACATACAAGAGCCTCTTTATAGAGACGGCTTTGATAGGAATTTATGGATTTGGCAAGAGTACGATCCTTCTTCAAAGTACTTTATCTCTGTTGATGTTTCCAGAGGCGATGGCGAAGACTATTCAGCATTCCATGTTTGGAACGTAACAACAAATGAGATTGTTGCCGAGTATCAAGGCAAACTAGCAATAGATATGTACGCCAATGTTGTCCACCAAACAGCCACCAGGTATGGCAATTGTTTATTAGTTATAGAAAATAACAATATTGGATTTATGCTTATTGACAAATTGAAAGAACTAAGGTATAGTAATCTTTATTATTCAAAAAATAATGAATTTATTGATCCTTTAATAGCAGAAAACATCAACGGAGCAGCCCCCGGCTTCTCTACTTCTTCTAAAACTAGGCCTTTAATCATTACAAAGATGGAAGAAATGGTTCGCAATCAACTAGTTATAACAAGATCAAAAAGATTATTTGGAGAATTTAAAACTTTCATTTGGAAAAACGGCAGACCACAAGCAATGCGCTCAAAGCACGATGATTTAGTAATGTCTTTTGCGATAGCCTGCTGGATTAGGGACACCGTTTTTGAAGAAAGTGCTTACGATAAAGAAAAATCAGAAAAAATGATGGGCGCTTTCTTTACGAGCAAGAAAGAATTTAATACAACAATACCTGGAATGGTTGGCTATCTTCCTGTTGCTAAATCAGGTCAGGCAAAAGAAGCGAAAAAAACCCAACAACAATACATGTGGTTATACAAAGGTTAAAAAATGGCATACAAAAAAACAATAATCCCAAAAAGAAGCACAGAGAATCCAAGAAACGCAGATAATCCGCTTTACAAGGCGCTAACCAGGCTCTTTTCAGGCCCGATTGTCAATTATAGGCACGAGCAGGTAAGAAAATATCGCAGAAAAGAGTTAGATAAGTTTAACTGGACCTCCGCAACAGGCAAAGAGTTTAAAAAGGCTGACTATGAGAAGAACTACTCGTTTTATGGCGACTTTATGCTCAACCAGAACCGTTCAGAGCGGTATTTGGACTTTGAGCAGATGGAATACATGCCAGAACTCAACTCTGCACTTGATATTTATGCAGACGAGATGACAACTGCGACAGAAGTTCGCAAAATGCTCACAATTGACTGCCCAAACCAGGAAATTAAGACAGCATTACAAATTTTATACTTTGATGTGCTTAATATTGAACTAAACCTCTATGGCTGGGCGAGAACTCTCTGTAAATACGGAGATTTTTTCCTTTATTTAGATGTTGATGACAAAATTGGCATTCAAAACGTTGTTTCGCTACCAGTTAACGAGATTGAAAGACTAGAAGGCCAAGATGAGAATAATCCAAACTACTTACAGTTCCAATGGAACTCCGGAGGCCTTACTTTTGAGGATTGGCAGATTGCCCACTTCCGTGTTCTAGGAAACAACAAATACAACCCATACGGAACCTCTGTTTTAGAGGGCGCTCGACGTATTTGGAGGCAACTTACACTTGTGGAGGACGCAATGATGTCTTATCGCATTGTACGTGCTCCTGAACGTCGTGTTTTTTATGTTGATGTTGGTGGAGTGGCTCCGCAAGACGTGGAGACTTACATGCAACAAGTAATGACCAGCCTTAAGCGCAATCAGATTGTTGATGCTGATAGTGGCCGTGTTGATCTTCGCTATAACCCAATGTCTGTTGAAGAAGATTACTACATCCCTGTTCGTGGCGGACAACAAGGAACAAAAATCGAACCTCTTCCCGGTGGTCAGTTCACTTCACAGATTGAAGATGTGAAATATCTTAGAGAAAAACTGTTCTCTGCTATCAAGATTCCACAGGCTTACCTAGTTGCCGGCGAGAATGCAGAAGATAGAACTTCACTTTCGCAAAAAGACATTCGTTTTGCGAGAACAATTCAAAGAATTCAAAAGGCGCTTATTTCAGAACTTACAAAAATTGGAATGGTGCACCTCTACACACTTGGGTTTAGAAAGTCAGACCTTACAGGCTTTGACCTTAAACTAAATAACCCTTCAAGGATTGCGGAACTTCAAGATCTTGAAACAATGAAGACCCAGTTTGAAGTTGCCTCATCAGCAACAGAAGGCTTCTTCTCCAAGCGATACATTGCAGAGCACGTATTCAATCTTTCACAAGAAGAGTTCCTTCGCAACCAGCGAGAGATGTTCTTTGACCGCAAGTATGCTGCTATGCTCGATAACGCCGCAGCAACAGAAGAAGATGAAGGCGCTCCTCTTGGCGGCGGCTTTGATTCTTTCGGCGCAGATGCTGAAACAACCTCTCCTGAAGGCGGCGAAGAAGCGGAACCCGGAGCAGAAGGCGCAGGAGGTGCTGAAGCAGAAGGTGGAGATACAGAAGACATACTAAAAGTAGCGCCAGGCAAAAGAGATGATAAGCCTTTCATAACTCGTGATGAAGCAGGTCGCTTGGTCACAACAACACCGGCCTCTAAGGGTAAAATGTATCGACCCAAGAAAGATGGCAGAATCAAAAAGAACAGAATGGGGATGACCTCAACAGCAGTTCCAGAGTTCGCAACAGGAAACACCAGAAGATCAAAACTTGGACTTCCAAAGCCTTCTGACTTATTTGAAGGGATGATTGAAAAAGAAGAAACTATTTATACAATAGAGGAAGACTTTAAAGAGCATTCCGAAGAAGTAAA